TTTCTTTACCAGCAGCTGTATCTTCCATTTCTTTTGTAGTAGATAACATACCTAAACTATCTAATACAAACATCAAAGGTTTTCTATCTGACTCTGGTTGTTCTAAGTATTTGTCAATAATTTTAATTGATTGACTTCTAAATTCTTGTACTGTAGCAACTGGTACAATTACCATTCTGCTTGCGTCAACACCTCTACTCTCAATCATGTCTTTAGATATTGCACTTTCTGATTCAAAGTAAATAACACCAGCTTCTGGATGTTTTTCTAAAAATGATTTACATATACCTAATGCAAAGAATGTTTTACCTGTTGCAGCTTCACCGGCGATTGCTGTGATTTTGTTTCCTGGCATACCACCGAAAATACTACCAGATAATAAAGCGTTAAATGAATAAGAACCTGTATCAACAAATGATGTTACATCTGCACTATCAACACCCTCACTTACTAGCGTAGCGTATTCATTTCCTGTTTCTTTTATTATATCTTTTAAAAAATTGCTCATATTCAATTATACTCCTTTTGTATATCTATTACTATATCATTATTTGTCATTTTTGTCAAGCTCCTGGAAAGGTTGCATCCAAAACTTTTTTCCAATCAAAGGCATTCTTATAATCCTCATTCCATAGTCTATAATCTTCGTTTTCTGGTACATAACCTCTTGGTGGCTCATCATAATCTTTTGGATTAATCTTAGACCACATCATTTGTTTTAGTTCTTCAAATGGTACAACACCAAAATCTGTAACCATTTTACCATCAAATTTTTCTGCCATATAGAATACCTTTTCTTTATTGTATTCTTTTTTTCTTTGATAGTCCCAATACTCTTTATATAGGTTATAATCGTTTTCTGATACAGCCATATTCATATTTATCTTATAATATCTATCGAAGCTTCTTTAGACCATATTTCTAATTCACTTCTAAGTCTTCCGTCTTGTTTTAAATTATTAAATCTTTTTGTTGCAAGTTTCTTCCACCATGTAATAACATTTTCTAATTCAAATCTATCCCAATTCTCTGCCTTTTTAATTGTATCTGTTTTACCATTTACAATATCAATATAGTTTTCTACACCATAGTTTGATACATAAAATCTTTTTCTTTCTGTTAATGCTAAAGCATTTGTAATTGTCTGTTTAAATTTTACTAGATCATCTCCTTCAAGTGATCGTTTTAATAAACCAATAACAGCTGTTGTCATTTTTAGTTTTCTACTTGAAGCACCAGGTGGTACTAAATGACCAACTCGTTCTTCAACATAGTTATTTAAATCTCTATAAGGTTGACCGTGCATTAAAGGAATAAATTTACTATCTGTTACACCTTTAAATCTTAGATAAGGTTTCATACCATCATATTGACTAGATGATTTACTAGAACCATATAAACTTGTTGTTTCAAACATACACAAATTCATATTATACTTTTTGTTTAGTATTTCTCTTACATGATGAGAACAACAAATGGCAGCTAACAATTTACCACCAAGATAATTATAACCAAATGGTTGTGTAGGTACAATTGTAAAACCCATAATAGAAGTTTTATTAAATTGTTTTAAATCTGGTACTTGACCTAATACTTGATTTCTTGGTGCTGAATTAATTACAGGAGAACCAAAACGAATAAAACCCATAATCTTACCTGTAGTTGTTTCTTTTACTAATAGTTTTAATTCTTTACCAGGAATACTTGCCATGTTTGTATGACTAGAAGTCATATTTAAAAGAGTAATATACTGACTAATATCTCCTGGCTCATACACCTCAAATTTCATATCTTCAGGTGATATAGAAAAATCATTAAAGATATCTTCTTCAGGTCCCATGCCTGGTAGTGAAGCTGATACAGTATCTTCCAACTGTGCCAACTTTTGATCTTTCATATATTGATCTACTCTATCAAACTGACCAAAATAGTCGTTGAATATACCAGAACAGTATAAAGCGTCTTCTCTATTTAATTTACTTAGGGTCTTCGTCATTCATTTTCCATAATAATAAGGCTGGTATTATAACACACATGGCTGATAAAGTCAATGCTATACATAGACTCATACTTCATTACCCCAATAATCCCAATTCGGGTAAGGCCGTTGCCTGGCAAACATCTCCATGTAAGGCCCATCCACCAGCCTTTCTATACGTTTATGTATAAGTGGTTTTTCTGAGTGTCTGGTTCTTTCTGATACAATTAATTGAGCCACGTCTTTTCCGATTCGTTTAGGTCTTCCCTTTGTTGCAAGTAAACACATTTCTGGATTACCTCTTGTCCAGTAACCTAGACCTGTAAAAAATCCTAATGATCTTTTATTAGTCTTAGCCCAAGTAAAACCAACTGTTTTATATTTAAAACCCCAGGCGTCTATAACTTTAAACGCCTGGTCTAATAGAGGGTCAACAACCCACATTAAAAGGACTGCATTGTCCGTAGTAATAGACCTAACAGGTAAATTACAAATGTCAGCAATGCTAAGGCAAGGATAGTGTTTTTCAGGACTTCTATCCTTTCCTTTATCTGACCTCGTTTTAAAATGCCACGGAGGGTCTGCATAGATAACTCCATATTGTTTAGTTGGAAAGTTTGTATTCAAAGTTTTGTGTTTCATCATTTATGTGTACTTGTTTTGCACCGTTCTTAATATGAAAGTGTGTCGCCATTGGTGTAAGTGGTGATAATGTAACCAATCTAGTACAATGATTTTTTTTACACCATTCGCCTAACTTTTGTACGATTTCTCTACCTGCACCACGTTTCCTAGACCATACTGTATATGCAACAGCTATGTTGCCATCTTTTACTCTGGACATATAATCCAGTTCTCTAACAGTATATGGTACTTCAGGACAAAATGCAACACAAATAATTGCCTCTATTTCATTTTCATATTTTAAACCAAAGATTTTTCTATCATGTGTAATTCTAAAACCTAAAGTTAATTCAGGTCTAACTGGATCCTCAGTAACATCTATATCATCAAGTTCAACTAACTCTGTACCTTTTACCCATTTAAAAAAATCACTTACACTATCTTTTAACTTTTTCATCCGAAAAACTCCTCTAAACTTGCTTGTGGTTCTGCTTTCCAATTTATTGCGTCTAAGATAAATCTCATAGGGTCTAAGAAAGTCTTTTGAAATTGTATCTCATAGTCAACGTATTGTTTTAATTTAAATTCTTTAGGTAATGTACTAATATAACTTATTACATCAAACTTAAATGGATTGGCTTCTTTTAATTTAAGAAATTTAATCTTATCACCTTCTTGTATATAAGGATATTTATTCTGTAATTTAAATTGTTTTATTTGATGATTATATATCAACGCACCTTTAACGTGAATTGGTGTACCTTTAATGAATATGCCAGCTGCACTACGATATTTCTTTAAGTTATTACAACTTCTAGGAAAGGCAATTTGTTCTGGTTCTAATTCTATAAACTCTTGTCTAAAGTCAGCAATAAACTTATGTAAATCTGTTTGTTCTTTTGACATAATAAGTTTGATAGCTTCTTTAATTTTACCACGACAAACTTGTGGTGTAGATGATTTAACTGCCTCAATACCCATAAGTTTAAGTTTAGGATCTGCAAGTCTAACACCTTCTTCATCTAAAACATTTAACATATATCTTTTCTTTGCAACCCATATACCTTTGTTGGCGATTACTTCTCGTTTCATAACCATGGCATTTTTAAATGCGTTAGAATAATCAGCAAGTTCATCAAAACATTTTGCGATATATGGTTCTAATTTATTCTCACAAACTTTATCTAAGAAGTCAACTATTTGTTCAGTAGTTTTACCTTGACAAGTTTTCTCTACAAGTTTACCAAATCTAACATAGATACTATCAGTATCAGACGCAACAATATAATCGTGTTGGTCTTTTGTTTGTAATACATTATTTAAATATTCATTAACTTTCTTTTCAATAAATCTAATAATGAATTGACCAGCAGTTGTAATACCACTTGCCTGTCTTACATCATAATATCTAAAGTATTGATTACCAACTGCACCATAAGCTGAGTTCAATGCAATCTTTTTTGACCATTGAATATTATGGCACCTTGCAATCTCTTTAACAAGTTTAGGGTCTTTGGTCTTTTCATATTCTTTCTTTGCCTTAATCATTCGTTTCTTAAATACAACTCTTTCATTGTACATCTTTTCCATCATTTCAGGTAAGAAACCTTGGCTGTCATTTTGAAACTTTGCACCGTTAGGTGTAATACAAGCACCCTCTGTTTTAAGATAATTAAGTGGTATCTTCATATCAATCATTCTGTTAACATCAATACCATGTCCACTTTCACCAAGTATTTTCTCTGGCGATATATTGTATTGTATAATAATATGTGGATATAGAGAGTTAATATCAAATGAAACAATCCAATCATGTCCACCTAAGATAGGTTCTTTTACATAAGCACCCTCGTATTTTGTTTCTTTACTATGTTCTTCCCTTGGTGGCACCATTATATTTTTTTTCTTTAAATGGTTTGCAATCAAAGTATCCCACACTCTAACTTGTGAAAAGATATCATCATAGTTTACTTTTGAATCATATGCAACAGTTAAGCTTAGATCAATAAGACCAAGTTTATCTTCTAATGCGTCAACAATTTCAACGTCTTGTATATTGTAATCAACAAATGATTGAAAGTCTTTTGTATACCAATCTTTAAATGTATCATAACCTGCGTCATCTTTACCACGACCAAGTTCTAGTTCACCAATAAAATCTAGTTTGTAACTTTCTTGTCTTTGTGGTATAAACCATTTGTATAAGTCAAGGTAATCTAACATCACAATACCATAAAGATTGTAAACAGTTTGTGTTCTACCTCTAACAACAATTTCTTCTCTATGAATTAAATTCCAAGGCGACATTCTATTAGCAACTTTATCACCAGCTAATAGTTTAATTCTATTCATCAAATAAGGTAAATCAAAAAACTTGGTGTTCCAACCTGTAATAACATCTGGATGATTTTTAATCCA